CGACGACATGCTGGCTGCACAGAACAGCTACGGTGCCGGCGGTACGAGCTACGGTCTCTTCGACAACGACGAGCAGATGGCCCTCAACCTTGGCTTCACGGGCTTCCGCCGTGGTTACGACTTCTACAAGTCTGACTGGAAGTACCTGAACGACCCGACGATGCGTGGTGACCTCACCAACGGTGTTGTCAACGGTTTGCTGGTTCCGGCTGGTAGCACCACGGTCTACGACCAAGTGCTCGGCAAGAACGCCAAGCGTCCGTTCCTCCACGTTCGCTACCGCGCTAGTGAGACCGAGGACCGTCGGTACAAGACGTGGATTACCGGTTCCGCAGGTGGCGCTATGAACAGCGACCTCGACGCGATGGAAGTCCACTTCCTCTCCGAGCGTGCTGTTTGCACCATGGGTGCCAACAACTTCTTCCTCTTCGAGGACTGATTCTAAATCGGATAGGGGGCGGTCGTTAATGGCCGCCCCCATATCCACCTAATTAAAATAAAAATGCAAGCAGACAAGACCTACCGTTTGAAGCGAAAAGTCGCGCCCCTAGCCTTTATGATTCCCGGTCGAGGCAGCCGGAACCAGCCCCTCCTGTACTGGGACGAAGAGCGCGGAGAGAACCGCGTTATGCGGTACGCCCGCAACCAGAAGAGTCCCTTTGAGGACGAGCAGGACGGCAACGCCATTGTGGAGCCCATCATTTTTGAGGACGGTCTCCTTAGCGTTCCCCGCACGAACCCTGTGCTCCAGAAGTTCCTTGACTGCCACCCCATGAACGGTGTCAAGTACGAAGAGGTCAACCTCGAGCGTGACGCCGAAGCTGAGGTGGAGCAGATGAACCTTGAGGTCGACGCACTCATCGAGTGCAAGTCCTTGACGCTGGACCAGCTCGAATCTATGGCTCGCATTATGCTTGGCGTAGACCCCTCGAAGTACACCACGGCTGAGCTTCGCCGCGATATGCTTGTGGCTGTACGCCGCGACCCCGAGCACTTCCTTACGTTGGTCAATGACCCCGACGTGAAGTTGCAGGGTCAGGTCCAGCGGTTCTTCGACGACGGCCACCTTTCCTTCCGCCGCAACAAGACTGAGATTTGGTACAACGGTCCGACCAACAAAAAGAAGTTGGTTACGGTACCGAACGGCAAAGACTATCTCGCTGTTGCGATTTCCTATCTACTTAGCGACGAGGGCCTTGAGCACCTCCGTGCCCTCGAGGCGTTGACGCAGGAGTGAACACCTTACGATAAAGAAAAGGCCACCTTCGGGTGGCTTTTTTTTTGGACCTTCGAGTCATGAAGAGATGGCTCCTACTCCTTTGGTTCCCAACGGCTTCGTACGCGCAGTGCGACTTGGCCATCACTGACGTAGACTTGGTTTCGGGCACCGTTACTGTGACGTTCAACAACACCACCAACTGTGGTGGCACGGGCGGTCCCGACGGCGTGTCGGAGATTCAGTTTGGCTTCCAAGCTTTGGACGGGGACTGCAACGCCATGAACGTAGGGTGGGACTTCCCGACTGGGCTGTCCATCCCCGACGACAATAACCATCCCGGATGGATATACTCGTCCACTACAACGGAGGACGCATTCAACTGGACCAACCTGTACGACGATTCTGTGGACCCGCCATACTATGCCGGCGAGGTCGTGGACTTCCCGATATACAACGTGTACCAATCTACTGACGGTGGCATCTGGTATCAGATGGAGGACCTGCTGGCGTACTGGATTGACGAGGGGTACAGCATTCAGGTCGTCATCTGGCAGATTAGCTATGGCCCAACCATGTATGCTGCCGACGGGGGCTGGGCTGAGGTTGGCGTCAACGGTGACGGTACGTCGTGGGGCAGCGGGCTGTATGAGGACGGGAACTTCCTCGACAACTGGTACATTATCGGCCCGTGCGGGGAGTGCGTTCCAGAGGTGGTCACAGATACGGTGTATGTAGAGCTACCACCTGATACCACCTACGTAACGGAGTACGACACTACATACGTGCAGCTCCCTCCCGACACTGTAGAGACCCTAGTCACAGATACGGTTGTGCAGTACGACACAACATACGTGCAGCTTCCGCCCGATACGGTTGTTGTTATTGATACGCTGCCTGTCCCCATCTACTGGTACTTCTACGACACGACGTATATCGAGCTACCCCCCGATACGGTGGTGCTGTGGGACACGGTCACGTCATACCTGACCGACACGGTATACGTGACGCTCTTAGACACCATTATCGTTGAAGTAGATTGCGAGACGGGGGAGGAGTGTCTCGAGGTTATTGAGTGTCCCATATACGCTCCTAATGCCTTTACGCCTAACAATGATGGTGTCAACGACACGTGGTTTGTGGATGCACCGGAGGACTGTTGGGACAACGTGAACGTCAAGGTCTACTCACGGTGGGGCGATTTGGTTTGGAAGTCCATCTCTTTCGGCGAGCGTTGGGATGGTGGTTACGATGTGGCATACGTGCGTGACGACGTGTATACCTACCACTTTATCGCTCGCAATACATACACCAATCAGTGGGTTGAAAGGACTGGCCATGTAGTGGTATTGAGATGATTATCTTTAGAGGATGATTAACTCGGTCCGTCAAACGGTATTGTCGGTTCTCAACAAGAACAACTACGGATACATTTCCCCTTCGGACTTCAACCTGTTTGCCAAGCAGGCCCAGCTCGAAATCTTCGACGGCTACTTCAAGGAGCTCAACCAAGTCATCAACGCGGAGAACGCCCGCATGTCGGGCACGGAGTATGCGGACCTCAACAAAGGTGTCCGCGAAGCCATCGACATTTTCTCTCGTACGGCTGACCTCGCCCTCGTTGCCGACAACACTTTCCGGGTTCCGACCCCCGCGACTACGGGGGACGACTACTTCCTCATCAACAAGGTTTTGGCAAATGGCGTTGAGGCGGAGCGCGTCACGCACGGAAAGATTACGCTTTTGAACAGCAGTCTTCTTACGGCCCCTTCGGTGCAGTACCCGGCGTATACTCTGGAGGGAGACCTACTGACTTTGTTTCCGAACACCATCGATACGCAGGGCGATGTGTCTGCGCAGTACATCCGCTACCCCTTGGACCCGCAGTGGACGTACGTGACTTTGGCCAACGGAGAGCCTGTGTTCAACCAGAGCGCCGCCGACTACCAAGACTTTGAGCTGCCCATCGAAGACGAGCCACGGCTCGTGTACCGCATTTTGCAGATGGCTGGCATGAGCATCCGCGAAGGGGATGTATACCAATACGCTAACGCCGAGGAAGCCCAGAACTGATGCCATATCTAGCCAACGACTACGTCTATTACGAGAACGACGGTAACGCACCTGAAGATGCCAACTGGGGCAGCTATCAGTACGTTACGTTGCAGGACATCGTAACCAACTTCCAGCTCATGTACATGGGCAACCGTTCCTTGGTCAACAACGAGGAGCGGTACAAGGTCTTGTTCCATGCCAAGCGTGCCATCCAAGAGTTGAACTACGATGCGTTCAAGGAGGTCAAGGTTTTGGAACTCAACGTCTGTGACCAGCTCCGATTCGTGCTGCCTCCCGACTATGTCAACTGGGTTCGTATAAGCATGTACAAGGACGGTTTGCTTCGACCGTTAACGGAGAACATCCAGACGAACTTCAGCTCTGCGTACCTGCAAGACAACGAGTGCCGCATCCTGTTCGATGAGCAGGGAAACATCTTGCGCCCACAGAACTCGACCATTGACTACGACCGCATCAAGGGCACCAAGAAGAGTATCTACCTGAACAAGAACAACGAGTTCGACGGGCAGTTTGGATACGAGTACGAGGGCCATTGGTATTTCGACTACGACATCGGCGCTCGGTATGGCTTGAATACGGAGACGGCGAATCAGAACCCGACGTTCAGTATCGACCGCAAGGGCGGCGTCATCAACTTCAGCAGCGACATCGCCGACGAGCTTGTCATCCTCGAGTATGTCAGCGACGGTATGGAGGCTGGCGACAACTCATCCATTACGGTCAACAAGCTTTTCGAGGAGTACGTCTACGCATACATCAACTACTCTATCCTTGACGCCAAGCTGGGCGTACAGGAGTATATCGTGAACCGCGCTCGTAAGAAGAAGAACGCCTTGTTGCGCAACGCCAAGATTCGCATCAGCAACATCCATCCGGGACGATTGCTTATGAACCTGCGCGGTCGCCACAAGTGGATTAAGTAATGGCAAATCTGGTAAGGAACTTCATCAAGGGCCGGATGAACAAGAGCGTCGACGAGCGCCTTGTTCCGAACGGAGAGTACATCCATGCTGAGAACATCCGCATGGGTTCTACCGAGGACTCCGAGATTGGTGCCGTAGAGAACAGCAAGGGCAACACCCAGCTCACTACGCTGGTGTATCCCGACACGGGTGACGCGCTTAGCGACGATGCCACCTGTATTGGCTCGTATGCTGATGGAGCTGAAGAGACCATCTATTGGTTTGTTCACGACCCTTCTTTCACCGCTGTTGGAGCTACGGGTAAGTTGGACATGATTGTCTCGTACAACATGCGCAGCGACCTGCTTACGTACCATGTTGTCAGCATCGACGACCCCACAGACCCTACCGATACGCGTACGACGCTCAACTTCAACCCGCAGTATCTGATTACTGGCGTTGATTTGGTTGACGACCTGCTGTTCTTCACGGACGACTACAACGCTCCGCGTCGTATCAACGTCACCAAGGCGTACCCACAGCCGGGCGCCCCTACCCATCTTGATAGCGGTCTCTTGGCAGACGACATCCTTGTCATCAAGCGCCCACCTGCTGACGCCCCAGAGGTGGAGACACAGATTCTTGACGGCGACCGCAACAACTATATGGAGGACCGTCTGATTTGCTTTGCCTATCGGTATGAGTATGAGGACGGAGAATACTCTGCGACTTCTCAGTTCAGCAGCCCCGCTTTCGTGAGCAAGGACTTTGACTTTACGCCAGAGTCTTTTCTGAATGAGGGCATGGAAAACCTCATCAATAGCTGTGAGGTCACCGTTCGCACTGGCAGTGCATTGGTCAAGGGCATTGATATCCTGTTCAAGGAAATGGATGATAGTATCATCCGCGTCATTGAGAAAGTGGACAAGGCTACTGCGGCCTTGGCTGACAACTCTGACTATACCATCACGTTTGACAAGAGCAAGATTTTCACCCTCCTTCCAGAGAGTGAGATTCTCCGTCTTTACGACAACGTACCCCGGTTTGCCAAAGCCCAAACCATGATGGGCAACCGTTTGGTGTACGGAAACTATGTGGAGGGTTACGACCTGATTGACGAAAACGACCAGCCCATCAAGTTCGGGTATCAGGTTTTCGCAACTCGGGCGAACCTAGCCCCCGATGACAATGAGGGTAAGCCCTTGCGGAGTTTGCACAGCAACCGAAGCTATGAGATTGGCATCATCTATATGGATGATTTTAACCGCTCTAGTACGGTGCTGGTCAACTTCGGCAACGATGTTCAGCTCCCGTGTGCGAGCTCCATTTACAGCAATGGCATTCAAGTTCATATTCCTGCTGCTATGCGGGCGCCATATTGGGCCACTCGGTACAAGCTTGCCATCAAGGCCGACCGAGACCTGTATGAGACCATCTACACAAATATTGTAGAGGAGTTTCAAGGCCACGCTTATTTCCTTCTTGAAGGCGAGAACGCTGCCAAGGTAGAGGAGGGGGACCGGTATATCGTCAAGCGCGATGCTTCGGGGCCTATGACAACGTGTGCTTACGCTACGGTACTGGAGAAGAAGGCGTATGCTGCTGACGAGTTGGGTACGGGAAGTGTAGGTGGCACCTACATGAAAATTTTGCCCGACTTCAACGCCACCCTCGATGGCAGCAACCTGTTCCTTGGGCGTCAGTCTGCTGGCACCAACGGGGGGTCGGACCAAAATGCCATCACTACTGGTGCCGGAACATTCCCGGTTTTGATTTATTGTGGAACCGGTGCTACTGCCCCGACTGGACAGGAGTTTGAAACAGACGCAACTGCTGGACCCACCATTCCCGCAGGTAGTCGCATCAAACTAGAGATGAACTTCGTTCGTGAAGGGCGTGGTGACGCGGGTTGCGAGACGCGAACGATGGAGTTTGAGTTGGACTTTGTGGTCCAGAACGACCATGACTATATCTTCGAGTGGTTTGACGACCCAACTGAAGGTGTTCAAGATGCCATCGAAGCACAGATTGGATACTCTGGAGACCCGGATGAGACCATACCTAGTAACGCCTGTTACAATACGACAACAGCTACTGGTGGGGGGTCGTATTTGATGACGGCGTCTACGGACACCAACCAAATCCGGTTCTACACTGACAACGTAACCGCCCCCACTGACATTAGCTTTATTGCTATTGGAACCAATAGGTGTACCGGTGGTCTTGGTTCTGGCAGTAGCCCCAACCGTCGTTCTCGTATCAACGCGACGTGGACCATCATCAAAGCCAATGGCACCTTCGTCTTTGAGACGGAGCCTACTGACGCCCAGCCCGATTTGTGGTACGAGTCTGATGAGTCCTTTCAGATTGTGACTGACCCCGATGACGTTCGTCGGTACAGGGCCAACACTCAAGACCAAACGGCTTCTCTTCCCGCGATTATTGACACGTCGTTTTTCAACTGCATCAGTTACGGCAATGGTGTTGAGAGCTACAAGATTCGTGACTCAGTGAGCGGGAAACCCATCACGTTGGGCAACCGTGTTTCTACTGTAAGTGCTCAGGATTACAGAGAGATTCGTCGCTTTGCAGACCTGACATACAGCGGCGTATACAACGATGAGACGAACGTAAACAAGCTCAACGAGTTCAACCTTGGCTTGCTGAACTTCAAGCCACTGGAGGACAGCTATGGGCCTGTAGAGAAGCTGTTCGGCAGGCGCACCGATATCCTCACGTTGCAGGAGGATAAGATTAGCTACGTCTTGGCAGAGAAGAACCTGCTTACCGACACCACCGGCGAGAGCGTTGTGGCTTCGGTTCCGGAAGTTCTGGGTACGCAGGTCGCCCGCGTCGAGGACTTTGGCATCAGCAACAACCCCGAGAGCTTCGCGGAGTGGGGGCCACACAAGTTCTTCACCGACGCCAAGCGCGGCTCTGTCATCCACCTCTACGGCGATGGGCAGAAGGAGCAGCTTATGGTCATCAGCGAGAACGGTATGCGGAGCTGGTTCCGCGACGAGTTCATCGAGAGCTTCAACACCCAAAAGCTCGGCGGCTACGACCCGTATATGAACGAGTATGTCTTGGCCAGCAACGAGGTGTTCTTGCCGGGCGAGGAGCCGTGCATCGAGTGCAATACGGTACAGACGTTCCTTCTAACTTCGGCGGGTGAGTCGTACTGCGTGGACCTAGGTAACGTGGTGGGCAACGCCACGGTGAGTTACAATGTCGTTCAGGCCAGCGGTACGGATAGTGCTGTGATTACGGCCAGCTATGACGGCACGGACACGGATTCTGGAACCATTGGTGACGGAAGCTCCGGTTCGTTTACCATCAACAAGGATGAGGTCGACGTCACCAGTGCGGACATCTCCATCAGCTACACTGGCACAGAGCGTTTTGTGGTTCAGGTCATCGTGAAGTGTCCGCAGGTCAACAATGTCACGGTGGTCTTGGCTACGTTGTCTCGACCCGAAGAAGCGAACCTTACGATTCACAGTCAGTACCAATGGTCTTCGGGAGACTTTACGTCGCCTGTCAGCAGTACGCCGGTGAAGTTCATTGACGATACTCCGGCTCCCTTGGTTTCTAGCTGGGTTGAAATTGAAGATGCTCAGGGTTCTAATCTGGTGCCTACCGACGGTAGCGACATCACGATGATTTACAACCGCATCTTCCCCGACAACTATACGCTTCGTACTTCGGATAGGTTCCGGTTGTTGCGGAGCAATACGCGGTATGCGGAGAGTCAAATAGCCAGCTTGCTTACTGACGTCTTGGCCAACGGTGACAATCAAACACCCACCGGAGCCGACCCCGAGTACACGGCAGACTTTACGATGCCAAGCACGGGCGACTACCTCTACCTAATCTGGGATTATTCGAACTGATGCCAAGCTATACTTTGACATACAGCCCGCCTGCTGAGGGGTGGCCTTCGTTCTACTCCTACGAGCCCGAGTGGATTCAGGGTATGAACCAGTACCTGTACACGTTCAGTGGCGGCAATCTGTTTCGGCACAACACCAACGAGGTTCGCAACAATTTTTACAACCTCCCTGTAGACGGCGAGGGTAACCCGGCTGCGTACGATAGTGTTATCCAAAGCGTCTTCAACGACGAGCCCATCGTCAACAAGATTTTCAAGACGTTGGACATCGAGGGCAACCGTCCATGGTCGGCTACGCTCATCTCTGACCAGCAGGACG